ACTTGATGGATTATATTTTCACTTCAGAAGATGCGAAAACTTTAAATAAAAACATTTTTGAAGCAATTTATTTCGCAGCGGTTACTGAAAGTATGGAATTATGTAAGTCAGGAGTTAGAACTCCTTATAAGTTTTTTGAAGGTTCTCCGATGTCTAAAGGTATTCTTCAATTCGATATGTGGGGATTAAGTGAAACTGATTTATTTTTGGATTGGTCATTACTAAAAGAAGATGTTAAAAAATATGGTGTTTGTAATAGTTTGTTCACTGCTCAAATGCCTGTAGCGTCTTCAGCTAAGATTACAGGTTCATTTGAAATGACCGAACCAGCTCACTCTGCCTTATTTAATAGACGAGTTGTTGGAGGGGAAATATTAATCGTAAACAAATACTTAATTAATGATTTTGAGAAGATGGGCATTTGGAGTGAAGATTTGAAAAATGAAATCATTATGAATGAAGGGTCTATCCAAAATATTAATTTTAACAACTACCTTGACCCGGAAGATAAAAATTATCTTAAGAAAGTTAAAAGAGCTGAACACCTGATTAGTAAGTATAAAACAATTTGGGAGATATCTCAAAGAGAATTGATTGATATGGCGGCAGACAGAGCACCATTCGTTGACCAATCACAATCAATGAATATCTATATGGCTAATCCAACATTATCAAAAATTACATCATCACATTTCCATTCATGGGAAAAAGGTTTAAAAACTTTATGTTATTATGTAAGAACTAAAGCGATTTCAACAGGAGCAAAACACTTGGCGGTTGATGTTTCAAAAATACAACAAGTTAAAAATAAAGTCGAAATACCTAAAGTGGATATTATTAATACATCGGTTAAACCCGAAGATAGTCCATTTGAATGTTTCGGTTGTTCTTCTTAAAATAAAAATCCCAACATATGTTGGGATTTTCTTTTTTAATCTATTTATAAGAAAAAACAGAAGGGTATATTTATAGTTATGGCTAATGGTGTTACATATGGTATTAATTTTCCGTTTAGAGATTCTCTAAGAGGAGACTACTTACAATTAACAGAATTACAATCAGAAGAAATTAAAGCTGATTTAATTCATCTATTGTTAACTAGAAAGGGTTCGAGATATTTTCTACCTGAATTTGGAACGAGATTATATGAATTTCTTTTTGAACCATTTGATGGATTAACATTTAATGCTATTGAATCTGATATAAGAGATGCGATTGAAAACTTTATGCCAAATTTATTGGTTAATAGTTTAAGTATAACACCTGCCGACCCACAAGAAGAAGCGGATATTGCAACAGGGCAAAATTTTGCGGGAACGAGTGAATCATCAATATATAGATTTCCCGGAAAAGGAACATCTGAATATACCGCAAAAATAAGAATAGATTACTCAACCAATGGTTCAACTTTTGGTCAAAGTGATTTTGTTATTATTAATATTTAAAAACTATGGCAAATAATAGAATATCGTATAGCAGTAGAGATTATCAATCGATAAGAGCAGACCTTTTGAATTACACGAAAACGTATTACCCTGATTTGATTCAGGATTTTAATGATGCGTCAGTCTTTTCGGTATTTCTCGATTTGAATGCGGCCGTTGCGGATAACTTACATTATAATATCGATAGAAGTATTCAAGAGACAGTTCTACAATATGCCCAACAAAGGTCATCAATTTACAACATAGCCAGAACATACGGGTTAAAATTGCCCGGACAAAGACCATCCGTATCATTAGTTGACTTTTCAATAACAGTTCCGGCGTTTGGAGATAAAGAAGATGAAAGATATCTTGGAACCTTATCTCGAGGGTCACAAGTTGTTGGGGCGGGTATTGTGTTTGAGAACGTTTATGATATTGATTTTGCATCACCTTATAATGCTCAAGGATTTCCAAACAGATTAAAAATACCAAATTTTAACTCTAATAATATATTAGTTAATTACACGATTACTAAAAGAGAAATTGTTGTTAATGGTATTACAAAAGTATTCAAAAGAGTTATTGGGGCTAATGACGTAAGACCATTTTTTGAATTATTTTTACCTGAAAAAAATGTTTTGGGAATAACGAGTGTTTTATTAAAAAATGGAACAAGTTATACAAACATTCCAACAACTGCAGAGTTTTTAGGTGTCGACAATAGATGGTATGAAGTTGACGCATTAGCCGAAGATAGAGTCTTTATTGAAGACCCAACGAAAGTTTCGGACCAACCTGGAATTAAAGTGGGTAGGTATATTCAAACTCAAAATAGATTTATTACTGAATATACACCTGAAGGGTTTAAAAAAATGACATTTGGTGGTGGAACGAATACCGCTCAAGACCAATTAAATCAATTTACAACTTTAGGGACAACATTAGAATTACAAAAATATTCAAATAACTTTTCGTTAGGTTCGACATTAACTCCAAACTCAACACTATTCATTCAATACCGAGTTGGTGGTGGATTGGCGACCAATTTAGGGACAAATGTTATTAATCAAATTGGAACGGTTTCGTTCTTTGTGAATGGACCATCGGAAACCACAAACTCGTCAGTTGTTAATTCATTGAGATGTGTTAACGTAACCGCCGCGGTTGGAGGTTCGGGTATTCCATCATTAGAAGAAATTAGAAATTATGTTTCATTTAACTTCGCAGCTCAAAAACGAGCGGTGACAGTTCAAGATTATGAATCGTTAATTAGAAATATGCCGGCTCAATTCGGAGCACCTGCGAAAGTTTCAATAACTGAGAACGATAATAAAATATTAATTCAAATACTATCTTATGATACTTCAGGGAAATTAACCAATATTGTTTCAAATACTTTAAGACAAAATATCGCCAATTATCTATCCAACTATAGAATGATGAATGATTATATTTCAGTGTTAAGTGCCGAAGTAATTGATTTAAGTATGGATATTTCTATTGTTCTTGACTCTGCACAAAATTCAGGTCAAGTAATTGCTAGTGTTATCGATAAAGTGTCCGCATACTTTAATCCTCAAACAAGACAATTAGGTCAAAACGTATATCTTTCTGAGGTTAGAAGTATAATACAAAATACAAATGGGGTTTTAACAGTTGCGAGTATTGATGTTTTTAATGAAGTGGGAGGACAATACTCTTCAGCTGAAACATCTATGATATATTCAAATGAAGAAACAAAATTAATTGGACCTGTTGATGATACTATATTTGCACAACCTTCACAAGTATATCAAGTTCGATATCCAAATAAAGACATTAGAATTTCAGTTAAAAATTTCCAATCAGTAACTTTTTCATAACAAGTTCACTTTATTTTACTTTATCTTATAATTTTATCACGTGGATTTTTTTAAAAATTCCATATAAAGTATTTATTAAATAAAATAGTTTGATGGGTCAATCATATAGAATAAGAACAGAGTTAGGTATTAATAAATCAATTAATGTTCAATTAGACCAGCAATTTGAATTTTTAGAGATTTTATCACTAACATTACAACAAGCCGATGTCTATACTAAAAGTTGTGCTCAATATGGTGTGGTTGTCGGTAGAGTAACTGCGAATAACGGATTTGGTATTCCAAACGCCCGAGTTTCAATATTCATTCCAATAAGTTCGGTTGATGAATCAAACCCTATCATTTCAAGTATATATCCGTATAAGTCACCTAACGATAGAAATGATGACGGATATCGTTATAATTTACTCCCTTATGAAAAATCTTATTCAACTCATGCCGCCACGGGGACATTACCCTCAAGATTGGATGTATTAACAGGGGCGACTGCTGTTGAAATATATGACAAGTATTATAAGTATAGTGTAAAAACCAATGAAAGTGGTGATTATATGATTATGGGAGTTCCTCAGGGAAACCATAATTTAGTTATGGATGTTGATTTATCGGATATTGGTGAATTTTCATTGACACCTCAAGACTTAATAAGAATGGGTCTTGCGACCGAAACCCAAGTGGCAGGAAATAGATTTAGAACGTCAACGGATTTAAATTCTTTACCACAAATCATTAATTTAACGAAAGATGTTGAAGTATCACCTCTTTGGGGAGACCCTGAATTGTGTAATATTGCAATAAATCGAGTTGATTTTGATTTAAGGGACGACGCTAATGTTGATATACAACCAACATCGGTGTTCATGGGGTCAATTTATTCTACTGCTGACACATATAGAATTAGACCAAACGCAAAACCTGCGGATGATATGGGTAATCTTTGTGCATTAGTTGCGGGACCCGGACAAATTTTGGCGATTAGACAAACAATTTACCAAGATAATGAAGGTAATCCTGTGTTAGAACAACATCAGTTAGAACAATCCGGAAATATTATCGATGGGAATGGAGTTTGGTTAACTGAATTACCTATGAACTTGGATTATTTCATTACCAATGAATTTGGTGAAAAAGTTTTATCTAATGACCCAACAATTGGTATACCAACTAAAGCAAAATATAGGTTTAAGATAAAATGGCAACAATCACCTGGTTTAACTGAACAGGTGAGGAGACCATACTATTTAGTTCCAAATATTAAAGAATATGGATGGGGCGTAGGTGCGGTGAGTGATGTAGTAAAACAACAAAGTTCATATTATTTTGGATTGGCGTGGAGTGGATATACTAATGGGTTTCTTCCCGGAAATCAAAAAAATAATAGATTAAATGAAATTATTAATTGTGAGGATACTTTTTATGAATTCCAATTTAACAAAGTTTACACAATTGCAGGATTAATTGATGAATTTAAAAATGGTGGAAGAGGAAATTTCATTGGTATAAAAGAAATTGACAGTCCGGATTGTGCAAACACAATTAATAAATTCCCTGTTAATGATGGTTTTAAAAATTTTGATTTAATTTACTTTATTTTTGCAATAATTCTTCAAATAATACAAATACTTGGAATCCCTTTATTAATAGTGTTTCATTTTTTAGCTTTTCTTTGGAATAATTTTGCCACACCAATTTTATTATTTTTTATTGGGTTGTTAGTTAAAGCCGCGGTTCAACAAGGAATTTTAGTTATTGCCGCAATTGCGGGTTCCGCGGCATTTGGTGCGACGGTTGCAATGATTGCCCCACACGCCTTACTTGCAATTTTATATAGTGTCAGTGCAATTTTCTTAACAATTAATTTTAGACAAATTGTAAGTTATACATTTGGTCGACTTAAATTACCTATGATGACATATCCTGATTGTCAATCTTGTGAGTGTGACCCTGAAACTACTGCTCCGGGAGGAGGAGACCAAGAGAGTGCACCACCATCAGGATTATTGACACAATTATCTAATGGGGGGTTATATATTGATAATCTTGAGGTTGGTTTTTTTAACCCTAATACCGATAACGAAGATAATTCACAATTAAGCGCGGTTACAATTTCACAGGCAGTATCGGGAAGATTTAGTAGAAAAACACCAACGGTATATAAATCAACTTTTTCAGAGCCATTTACTTTCCCGAATGATTATGGACAGGGGTTTGGTAGTAAACTCGTTGCAGCTGGTATCACCTTACCTCCGGGAGAAAGAGTAAATAAGTTTAATACAAGAAAAAAACATTTTGATAATGTAAATAAAATAAGTGTTAGGTTTAATTATCCTCAAAATGGAGGTGATTTCAGAACTGCTCCGGTGGGTAAAAAACATTATGACAATACTTTAACTGTGTTAGCTGTACAATCTCTTGAGCCAG